TTTTTAATGTGCGGGAAAATATAATTAACATTTTAGTTTTAATACTACATAATATGACTAATATAATAATTTAATTAAATTATTAATGGTTTGAAGGAACGGAATTAATCCAAAACTAGTAAAAGATTAGTTCTAAAGATTAACCTTAAAGGAGGAAATATGTCAGAAGTGAATTTAAGCGTAAGAAGCAAAACTATTCCTACGAGTTTTATAGCTGGTAGTATGAACGCTTTACCATTCTCATCTACAGTTGTTACTATTCTAGATAAGACTGAAAGACCTCTTCCTAGAATTAACACAGCACAATACTCAGTATTCCAACCTATTTTCTCACCTAAAGGTGTTACAAACGAAGTAGTTTATATTACAGGACAAGACGTATTGAATAAATACAATGACTTATTTGGAAAACCAAATACAGTATTATATGGACCTGGAGCTACTTATATATGGCAAGCTGTCCGTGGTGGATTTAACGCTGGTGTTGTAAACGTAAGACCAGCTGATGCTACTTATGCAAACTTCTTTGTTAATTTCATGATTGAAAAATCTGATAAACAACAAAAACTTTTCGTAAGAAAATACGCTAAATGGGCGCCTGTTGGAGGAATAACACCTGGTGCATATGAAAATAGAGATAACTCTGTAAAATATGGATATCATTTCGCATTAGTACCTGCAGGAGCAGATGCTGAAGCTGAAAAGAAAGCGAAAGCTAGTATAGGAACAAATGCAACTGGAAATCCAGAAGATGATCCAGATATTAAAGAAATATTATTAGATACTTATGATTTTGGATTTAAATATTTCAATATCACAGGTCTAACTCAAGGTAAATCTGTTCAAGTTGACGGACTTACTGGTATCACTATAGATACAAACTTTGGATCTATACTTAGCACAAATGCTACATATCCAAAGAAAAATACTGCTGGAAAATATGAAGATGCTAATGGTCAAACTCAAATAAGTGATAACGGTGTTATGAGAGATCTTAAAATAAGTGAAGCAGCTGAAGTTACTGAAAGTGATGACAGAACTGAAGTGCATCCTAATACTAAAGGTCTTAAAGTACCATTTAATATGGACGCTAAAATGATTTTAAGTTTACCAGTATTCGGACTTGTATATAGAGGAGCTGGAGAATATGGAAACGTATTCTATGCTGATTTTAGTACAAAATCTAGTCCTCTTCCAATAGATAGAAACTATCCATATTTCAAATGTGAAGTAAGAGAAAACGCTATTAAGAGTGAACATATGTTCGACTTTACATTATTTGCTATAGGAGATCAAAACGGTGGAAGTTTAAACTATAACTTTGCTGATAGAGCTACTAGAGCATGTAGAAAGACTTGGACAGAAACTAATAATACAAAAACATTTACTCCATACTTAGTAAATAGAACTAATGCATTAAGTATAGAAAATGGACTTAAAACATTCTTTACAAAACTTAGAGAAACTTTCTTAGCTAAAATTAAAGCAGAATTTAATACTGATAGTGAACTTGATACTTTATTAGGAGATGCTCCTACTACAGATATCGACACTATTAAGAACTTTAATACTGTTTTAGCAGAAATAAATGCTTTAGAAGAAGATTTCAAGAGAAATAAAGATGTTATCAAAAAGAAAACTATCGAAACTCCATTTAGTAGAATTGCTCCATGGGAATTAAATCCAATTGATGATTTAAAACATACTTACAGAAGAAAAACTGTACCTGGAATCAACCTATTAAATCTTCCTACAAGATTATACTTTGCAGGAGGAACATATGGAAGTCTTACTCCGATAGTTGGAGAAGAAGAATTCGACTTCTATACTACTGTTTATAATCCTTATGCAGTAACTGCAGAAGAAAAGAAAGCAGAAGAAGATGCAATAAGACACGGTCAACGTGGAACTTATAAAATCTGGTTAGAACTTTATAAAGATGTATTCTTAGGAAACATCGACGATGCTATATTTGACCCTACAATAGTAAAAGATTGTATAGTATTCGGTGAAGGATATCCAGAAGAACTTCAAAGGGTTGTATCTAGACTTGTTCAATACAAGGAAGACTTCGTTCATAAAGAAAGAGTTAGACCTGACTGGACATATATTAGAACACCTGATGAAACAGTTGTAAGAAACATGAATGATGCTATAGCATGGGCTCATGATATTCTTGGAGATTTCAAAGAAAAGAATATAGGAATGCACCCTGTTATAGGAAGCTGGATGTTTACTGATCCTACAACTGGTGGAAGCTATAGATATAGTGGATTCTTTGAATATCTTGGAGAATCTAGTAGCTTAGCTTCATACTTATTAAGTGGAACTAGCAATTCATTTGCATCTGGAGATTATTCTAAGATATTCGGTGGAGCTGATGATTCACAAGAATTAATCCCTAGAACAAGTGAACAAAAGACAGACTTAGTAAAAGCTGACGTTATGTACTATAGAAGAAGATCTGATGGTAGATATGCTCTTGGTGAAGACCTTGGATATAACCCTGGTATGATGTCAAGCTTAAAGAATATAGGTTCTTGTATACATTTCAACAGAATCTTAAATGAAGCTCAATGTTTCATGATAGATAATGTTATATCTAATACAGACAGAGACTCTTTAGATTTACTTCAAAAAGGTATAGAAAAGAGAATTGCTCCTTATACTAAACACTTTAATAATAGAGTAGTAGTAGAAGTTAAAGTATCAGATGAAGAAAATGAACAAGAAAACTCAGTAATTTTAGTAGAAATTAGTGTTACTGGACACGAATATAGCAGAAATAACAGACTTGCTATGATTATGACTAGTGATAAAACTAATGCGGCTTAGGAGGAGATGACAAATGGCTACAAATAATTCAATGTATTTAGCTGGGCACCTAAGTCAAGAAAGTATTACTAATGGTAGCTGGTTCGTAAATAACTACTGGACTAAAGGTAAAACTGGAAGAAAATCATTAGTATCATGCGAATATCTTGACCCTAGCAAGGATAGTTTAATAGGACTTACATTGGTAGATAAGAGCTTATTTATCTTGATTCCTACTTACTATCCAGAAATATATACAGATGTTCCATCTGGAGATATTTTAAAGAAAAGCTTTAAAGCTTATTGGAACTACATCTGTCAAACTTGTAGAGCAGTTGATGGAATTCCTGACTTAGCATTGGATATTCAAAGACCAGTGTTCAAGTCTGCGTTCTTCAGTCTTCCATTATGTACTACTTTACAAAACCCTGTGGAAGAAATAACTTTAACAATTCCTGCAGAATTAAGTAACTACTTTATAATAAAACAAACTAGACACTGGATGAACGCAATCAGTGACGAATATTCTAAAGCTGCTACTTATAATGGACTTGAAACTGAGTTTAACAACTTCTCACACAGTGCTGGAATGGCTTATATAAAACCTAATAAGACATTCGACAGAGTTGAATATGGTGCATTATTCTTCTTAATGATACCTAAACAAGCTCCAACAAGTAACTTTAACGCGGATGCAACTGCAGCCGGTGTTATAGAAATGAGTATTCCATTCAACGTTGCAATGGTAGATGATAGAAATATCAGAGTAAGAGAATTACTTCAAAGCTTATTAATTAGTTACAGAACATATGTAGTACTTGATAGTACATTATATGGATTAACTAAAAATACAGCATTGGATACTGTTGACGAATTGATTAAGAGAGAAATATTCAATAACATGATGCCAACTGCGTAGGTAATAAATAAATTTACCCCAAATATAGATATAAAGTCTATATTTGGGGTATTATTTTTATTTACCGTTATAAAATTCAGAATATACGAAGGAATGTTAAGTTAGATAAAAGACGATTACATATACTAAGATAGATATATGTAATACTATAGAACCAGTATAGTATTAAATTTAAATATATCTAAGGTAGGTGTAATCATGTTAAAGTCCATTGATTATTATGCTAACCTAATAAACAGTTATGATAATCAAGATTTAATATCTTGTAATTATGACTACAAACAGCATAGTATCAATATGTACTGTTATCTAAAAGATTTGTATAATTCTATAAAATCTGAATTTGATATATTTAAAGATCATATTGAAACTTTAAATTATATTGAAAAAAGATTATCGGATACAAAATCTGAAATGAATTTTAGAAATCGTATGCCGATAACAGCATAGTTACTAAACACTTTTTGAGAGGTAGTGTATAAAGAACCTCTTTTTTATCTATTCCTTCGTATACGTTTCATTTGTTAAGTTTTATTCAGCATTATTATTTTATCGACAATTACATATAATAAAGTGAATATACAAATGTATATTTAATATAATATAAGGAGGTTACATAGATGAATGTAGCATTGGAAAATGAAATTATGGGATTAGTGCAAGGGTATTTTGCACCATTGGTTGGAAAAGGTACATCTAAAGGAATGCTAGGTAAAATTTACTCAGCAAATGTACTTAATAATACTACTTTATTAAATGGTATTCAAATTGATATTTTTAGACAATTAGCAGAAAGAACTAGGGGTAGAATAATTATCACTGGTTGCTATTTTGAGACTGGTTTTAATGAACCTACTAAAACTCCATCTAATTTAGATAATGTAGATTATAGAATATCTATAAACTTTAGCTTCGTTATTGCATATAATGAATTAATTCCTGGTGGAGGTGCTAGTAAGAATAGTGTTAAAAAGGTTATTCCATTCAGTGTACCATTTGATATATTAGAAGGAGATCCTACTCCATTAGAAGACGTTGTATTATATCACGTAAGTCAATAATTCAATAATTACATATACTACACCATCAGTTTTCTAACAAAATCCAATGTAAATTAAACAAATACGGAGGATTAACATGATTAAAGCAATTAAAGATGATTTCAGAATACTAATAAATGGAAATACATTACCAGTATTGGTAGATAATAATATTAGTATTGAATATATCGTAGCAGAATTGATTGGAAATATTTTTAAGGTTGAGCTAACAAATGCTGAGTCTATGAAAGATATTCTTGAATCTATGAATAAATTAATTATATTTTGGGATAAAGACACTAAAGTTTTAGATACATTAACTATAAATCATTTTGAATTCGTAGAGGATTTTGATTTAATGTTTAAATTCAAGAAATCTAATAATGATCCTTTACCTAGTATTAAATTATGGAGTGCATATGATTTTCAAGGGTTACAAAGTAGAGACTTAGATGCATATAATGAGATTATGAATCATCCATATGTTGTAATAGGTCCATTAAATAAGATAAATCCTATAACATTTAATTCTATAATGAATGCATTTCCTTTAAATCTTAGAATTCTATATGGTGATGATAAACTTGATAGTCCAGAAAATAATAACTATCATAACGTTTATTTATCTAATAGTAATGCTATAATGACTATTCCTTATTATAGTGGACGTGATATAAAGGAAAAGAAAGTTAATAGTGTTATTGATAAACTAAGAAAACCTAGTTGTAAACTAGCGGATCTTAGTAATGCCGTTATAAAGTTTATAGAGACTGAAGCTATAGATACAAGTATAATTATGGATTGTCTCGAGGATGAAAATACATTGGTAGTAGTTCCACATAGATTAAAAGATGATGTAAATAGTAGACTTATAGAGTTAGCAAATGGAAGCGATGATTTAAACCTTAAAGTAGGTCAATATGTGTATAATACATATGCTTTTAAAGTGGATAAAAGTAGTAATCTTGATGGTGTAGAGTTTGTAATTGAACCTCTTACTAAAATATGGATAGCTAGAATAGTAAGAAAATATGTAAATAGAGGAAATTATATCGTTGAATGCGATATACAAGTTAAATACAATGATAAGCTTATTGTAGTACATGGCGTTCAATTTGATTGGTGTTATTATTTAATGCAGTTTAATAAAAGTTATCATTTAGATAACCAAGCTGATTACAATACTATAGACTACAAATATTTAAATAGTAATAATAATATATGGAAACCAGAGATACTTAAATGTATTCCATTTAGAGTTACTACTGTAAACTATGCAAAATACAGATATTTTAATAGAATAGTAGCATTTATGGAAACTATAGATAGCTGGATGTTAGAAAGACATCCTACAGACCTGTATGGATATATGGCAAGTTGTGTAAATGAAGCTATTATCTATAAAGCATATGTGTTTGATGATGTTATTTAAATAAAGAAGGAGATAGAATATGGAAAATAAAATTAAATTAATAGATATAATAGAAAATCCACTAGATTTAACAGAGAAAATTATAGTTGATATGTTAGAAAATAAAGGTAACAAATATATAAATCTAATGAGTGCGATAATAACTAGAGCAATGTATGAAGAAGATCCAAAATTCGAAATAGATAAAGTTAAGTTTATTGTCACTGGTATTTCTAAAGATAGCCTAATACCAATGATGAGTTTCCAGTCATTACTTAAAACTGAAAGTTATAAATTTGACTTAATTGAGTCTAGATATATAGCAAACGTTAAAGATTCTGTTGTAATGTTTGATGATTATGCATTTGATGGGTATATTAAAGAAAAATATAAATTTGATCCATATAGAGTATTTGATATAGATAAAAGAATACTAAGTCGTTTAGGTATTGATAGTATTAATTTAAACAGTTTAAGAGTTAGATCAATTAAATTTATATATACTGCTATTATGATATTCGTTAAATCTAAATACGTTAAAGATATAAGAGGTCTTGGTAAATCTTTAATAACATCAATAGATATAAATGAAGATATGATTTATGCTTATGATAAACCTTATTGTGCTATGACTGCTATACATAACTTTAAAATAGGTTTACTTAGAGGAAAACTTTATCCATTTAGTGCAGTTAGAAAAGTTCCTAGTATATTATATAGTATGAAAATTGCAAATCAAACTGTGACTATTACTGATAATATAACAAATCACAAAATGAGCACTAATATGGATTCAAGCTTCTCTACAGATAAATGCTTCTGTTTAGAATTAGGAACTAATCCTAACTACAATATAATTAATCCTGTATGGGTTGATATGGAATATATAGCTAATGAAATGGAGAAAGCTTATAATATAGAACTTGAAAAATATAATAAGATTGATAAGAGTGTTATTGATAAACCTGTATCAAGTATGAGATTAAAAGAATCATTAAAGAATTCTATATCAATAGGTGAATTTGGTGACACAAAAATTAGAAATGAATTTATATGGAGTTTATTATCATTAGCATTAAAGAATTTATATAAACCAAGTACATGGACAGCACTACTATCTAATAATGACTTCGTTTATTATCATAATTTAAAAGATAGAATATTTATAAAGAATATTAGTAATGCAATACATCCAGATGATATAGATATAGTGTATAATATAATAGAAAAGTTAAATGCATCTGTAATATCAAATAATACAGATGATGAAGATAAATATCTAGAATTATTTATGATGGATCTTGTAGAATATGTATTAGATTTAAAATTAGACAATAAGAAGGATTATCTTCAAGTTTGGAAAGACTTAGTAGGACTTAATAAGGCATTAGAATTTAATAGTGAATCAGAAGATTCTAAAGCTAAAACACCTGCTAACTATAAAATAAAAGATTTAGTACTTAGAAACTATGAAGTAGCTGATGCATATGTATTTAACGTTATACTTAGAAATGGTATATGGGAATTACCTATCGCTGAAGATGATGAAGGTCTTATGTTAGTAAGCATAAATAAGTATAATAGTAAATTTGATATTAGTAACCCAGATAAAATACGTCCAAATATAGTAAATGCAGTAAAGAATCTATTAGAATATCAAAGTAGAAAAATGCTTTATAGAGTTTTATTAAATGCTATAAGATATATACATAAATATACTAGTAGTATACATTTGAATGTTCTAACGTATACAGCTTTTATAAATGTATTTGTAGATGTAAATAAAGTAATGTCAGAAGCTGGAAGATTAATATTTGCTAATAAAAATAATAAATCACCTAATTCATTTGCTACTATAAATACTTTAGTTGATGTATTCAGAATAAATGAACGTAAATGTAATAACCCTGATTACATAGAAGTAAAGAACTTTATGGGTAGATATGTTGATATGGGTGAAACATACTATATAATTAAAGACATATTATTTATATACTTCTGCTTATTATTCTCAGATAGAGTTGGATATGATAAGAATGTATTACTAGATGGATTAACTATTGGAGGACTTGATGCTAAGTTTGTAAACCATTCAAAGGATAATATTGTAAAATTTTCCCCATTAGATGATGTAGGTATTGAAGGTAGAGATAGAGAACTTGTTAATTATGGTTATAATCCTGAAAATATACCATTTTTACTTAGATATCGTAAAACATTAACATCTGAACATTTAAAAGACTTTGCTAAAGATGTTCATTATACAGATAGAAAGAACGTTACTTCTAATTCATTAGATAAACTTGAAGAATTATGGAATAAACAAGTATGTTTTGATGAAATGACTTTCTCTAGAAATAATACAGATAGAAAAAGTACTAGAAGAGATAGATATCTTGCTCTTATGGTAGAACTTGGCGAAATCCTTAAAGAAGATGAATGTTATAAATATTGGAAATCTTCTAAGCATACACTAGATAATAAAGAATATAGAGAAAAAGCGAAGGAAGAATTTGCAGATTTATTACATTTTGTAATGAGTATTGGTATTGATATTTATGATGGTGGTGTTAATGAGATGTATGAGCATTATTTAAAGAAGAATGCAATTAACATCGAAAGACAAAATAATAAATACTAATCGGAGGAGTTAATATGTCAAGATTTTCAAAATATTCAAACATACAAACAAATGAAGAATGGGTAGGGATATTATTGCTAGGTAGAATAAATAATGAGGCAATAACTACCGAAGAAAGAAAAAGTATTGTAGATTACCTAATATCTACTAAAGATATGGTAACTGCTAGAGTATTAGAACTACTTAATCTGGTAACAGTTAAAGGTGATCTTAATGTTACTATAGCTCAATTAAAGACATTTAGAATTAATATGTTATTTAAAATTAAAGATAAATACGTTGATTTATTTGGTGATGATATGATTGTTAAACGTAATATGGCACCACTAAATAAAGAGATAAGAAAACATCTTAAATTCTGGATACCAGATGAGTTAGAAAATGAAATTGCTATAACTGAGACATTTGAAAGAGCTATGCAGAAAATAGAAGATAGTATTACTGGTATAGTTAGACCAGAAAATAATCCTAGACCAAGACTAACAGATTGTCAAGGTGAGCATGTTTGTAAGAAAGTTGTAGTAGATTTTAGAGAATAAATATTTCCCGACCATATGACTATGTTGTATGGTCGGGTATTTATTTTTTTTTACCAAAATATATATTGTTTAAGTCAAAAGTCTGATTTTAACAATGCACTGTATAAATAATAAGGAGGTAAATTTAATGTCTGGTAATGTGAACCTACGTAGTACTTTTGGATCAACTGGAGTGGTCGAAATATGTTATTTAGTTGAAGCATCAGCTAACGTTTGTAATCCGACATTTGTAGTATATATCCCGTCTATTATGGGTGGTATTGAAGCATCCGAGGAAGGACAAGAAGAAGATACAGACCTTGGTAAACGTAATCTTAATAATAGTGGTCTTCCTAGTAAATTGAATCTAGAAAGTTGTATAATTGCTAAAAACTGGACTACTTACGGGCATAGATTAGATGGATGGATACCTCATTTTAAAGCTGCTAGAGCTCATATGGCTAATGGTAAGTGGAGTACTGGTAAAGCTACATTAAGTGGTCCAACTACTGAAAATGCTGGACCTAAGATGCATACACATCAAACTACTGGTGTACATACTATAAATAGCCTAACATGTGAGGATATAACATTTGATACTATTGATGTGTGGAGTAGTACAGAAGTAGATTTTCAAAATATAAATAATAAAGTTATCAAATATGGTCATAAAATGATAGGTTGTTTTCCATTAGGGGAACAATCTGAATTTATAATACTAGGTATAGATGATGTTACACCTAGATTCAAAAGTGCAGACACAAGAGAGAATGCAGATAGAGCGGACGAACAGTTAGATGGAGAAAAGAATCCTACTAATACAGAAATGACATAATTATAAGGTGGTGAAAATATGGGAGTTAATGTTAATTTGCAAAGAGGTCTTCGTTCATTATTAGAACAACCAATAATACATGCTACAGAAAGTAGTATAGAAAGAGAAGATCCAACTAGATTTATAGATCTTGTATTTGATATGCATAAAGTCGTAGATCTAAGTTTATTTAAATTTGATTCATTTTTATATGACGGAAGTGTCGTAAATATATTAAATGATTTCTTTAGTTGGCTTGTCGCGAATCCACAATTTTTTAATAAGTTGGAATGTGACATTTATAAAGCCTCATATTTTGAATATAAACCTAAACTTATAAGTAAACACCTTTATGGAACTACAGAATTATCATACATAATAACATATTTCAATGATATACAACATGACGCCGAGATAACTAGAGATATGCTTATGACTAAAGGTATAGTATACTTAAATCAAGAAGGATTACATGCACTAGAAAAAATATTAAGTTTCAAAGAATTTATGGAAGCAAATGACGACGAGTCATTTAAGGAATGGGAGTTTTAAAATGGAACCAACAGTAGTAATGGTCCTTAATAGCGACCAAGATCATACTCTTACTTGGTTATTATACCAATTGTGTTTAAAACTTAATATGGAATACGGATATTTAACAAACGTACTTTTATATGATATCACTAAATTTTTATCTAGTGATACTAATAGATTCTATTTGGATATAGGGATATTAACATGTCTATTTTATTATTTATGGAAAGGTAAAATAGACTTAGAAGCTAAAAGTAAGTTTAGTTATAAAATATTATTAACTAGTGCTTCATACTCATTTATCATATTAAAGTGGGACTTAGATATGTTTTTATGGGTATTTATATTTACAATTGTAATATGCTTTTTTCTTGCAGATATGGTCATGTTTATTGCGAGAATACTTCAATATGGAATGTCTAAAGTAATACTACTATTATTTTTGATGTACGTATTTTTATAAGGAGAATAGAAGGAAGATGCCTACAATAAAAAATAAAATAACAGCAGAAGAGATAGAACACATCATTCGAGAGTTTATTACTAAGGGCATGGCATCAGATTTAGCCATGTTCTTTATAACTCAAGATGATATAGAATACGATGATTTTAAATATTATACTTGGGATACTAAGTATAAGAAAGTATTTTATGATTTTTTTAATTATATTAATGCATATATTTGCGAATTTATATCTAAAGAGAAGTTTGATAATATTATAAACTTATTATATAAACTTCCAATTGAAACTTATAGTCCTATAGAAAATAAGTATGATATAGACCATAGTTATATATGTACTAAGATATTTAATAATATCATAGAAATGTTATGTAAAGATAATAGTACATATAGATTTGAGGAATTATTTACTTTCTTAGCTAGTAAAGATGAAGAGTTATGTAAAGGATTCTTATTAGCAAACTGGAGATTATTAAACGAAGATCATATGAGAGTAATATTATTAGCAGAATGGCTTAATCCAAATGATTGGATTCAAATAATATTGCTACAATATAGAAAAACATCTGATATTAACCTTATCCCAAATATTATTGATAGTTGTATAGTTGACAGTTATTATACTATACCTTTAGTAGATAATATATTCCATAGATATAAATTTGAAACTGAAGTAAATAATGGTAAAGCTAAGGTTACATATAGTATACCATTAACTAGTGATAATAAAATGAAAAGAGCTATAGAGATGCTTCGTTCATATGTGTGTAGTAAAGTACAGGCAGACGCGGATTTTGAAATATATAATTTCCTAGAAACTTCAAGACTTAGATATTTAGAAAGTAGAGATATATTACGTGGTGGAATATATGATACTATAGTTAGGTACTTATTTGGAGGAACTAATACTAAACGACGTATGAAAGATATGATAATATATGGTCAGGAAGATATGAGTCTTGAATTAGATGATATGACACAATTTATTTTAGCTAATGACATGTTAATAGGTGAATATCTTTATACAAGTAAAGAATTATCACCGTATGACATGCTTATAAGAATTTATAATATAAACAGGTTCCAATTCTTAAGAAGAGGATGTACTGATTATATAAATGAATATTTTAATATGAACAACACGTTTGAAAGTGTCAATATAATACAATTAGCAACAGACCAGAATTTTTGGCTTTGCTGTAATTTATTTAACAAGGCGACTGTCATATAACGTGTATGGCTTCATAGAAATCTTAGTATGGAAATAATTACATATACTAAGATGAATTTGTAGTTAGATTGCATTATTTATTTTGGCTTACACCTATATAGATTTAATTGTCGGAGTCTATATAGGTGTACCATTATTTTTAACCGCAACTAATTATAAATTTATATTATCGATAATATAAATAGGAGGTACAAAATGAAAAAGTTGCAACCAACAACAGCACCAGCGACAGCTGTAACTAACTTAATGGGAGGTGAAAAGAAATCAGAAAGTCTTACATTTGAACAATATTCAAATAAAGACAGAGTTATGGGATTTAAGGATAAAAGTATTACTCCGACAAGTAATCAAAAAAATATCCTAACTTCAAATAATAATGGAACTATAACTATTGGTTATATTCCAGTTAAAGAATTATCTTATTTATCTTTAAACTTTGATGTGGATACAATTTGTGAATCAGCTTCAAAGAAATTTAAAATGGTAGATAGAGTAGAATTAATTAAAGATGGAAAAGCAAAAGATTCTCCACAAGTAATGGTAGCATTTCTTAATAAAGATGATGTTATTAAATTAACAGATGATAGAGATGATATATTAGGAAGATGTAATGTATCAATGGAAACTCTAATCAATAAAGAAGATATTAATAAACATCTTAAAGAAGCTATAAATAAAGAAAGAGGAATCTGTTATGATACAAATGGAGACCTATTTGTATATCTTAAACATGAGGCGGTTGTGTCTGAAGTATTATTACCAGAAATACTTACAATAGATAATCCTGCTACATTAATTACTGATATTCCAAAAATTATTGCAGACACTGCTCATAAACACATTGAAATTTCAGATATTAAAGTAAAAGATGATAGATTATATGTTGCATTTACATTTAATAAATCATTAGATACAGACTTAGTAGTTAAAGTATCAACTGATAACTTTGTGGCTGCAAATATTTCTACTACTTTAGAAGAATTCAAAAGAAAATTAATAGAAAAGATTTCATTTTACACAACTGGAGCTGAAGGTACAGGATCTGATTTAGATGTTACATATGTAGATATTAGAGATATCGTAGCATCATTAGATAAAACATCAGTTACTTACAAACAAATGGTAAACTTAACTGGACTTGATACAGGTTCTTTCAAAAAGATTCCTTTAATCAGATACAGTGGTAAATTTGTAAGAAAACAAGATGACAGAGATGATATCTTAGGACAATGCAATTCTCAATCAGAAATGTATGATGAAACTAAGTTATTAACAGACCCATTCTGGAAATATTTAACTACAGATATTATTCTTACATACAATGCAAATGGAAGAATCTATTTCTTACCAGATTTCAGAAAAGTTGCAATCTTTAGATACTTTGGTGGTGGAGAACAAGTGTCTCCTCTAGCTAATGGAACTACATTTAAAGTAGGAGTTACTACTAGTGATGTAGCTGTAGGATTTGCTATATCTATCTAACAAGATGAGCTCCTGTCTTAGGAGCTCTCTTTTTTATTGGGAGGTAGATTATGGAAGATTATTCACACATTTTATTAGCAGTAAATACAATATTAACAGGAACACCAGCACAAAGAGAAGAAGCATTATTATCATTAGAAGCTACATCAAAATCCCTACTAGCATCTAATGGTAAGATAGTAGTAGATATAAAAGATAAAGTAATAGTACAAAAATTAAGATCTATAATTGATGTCGTATATCCCGATACGAGACGATTAATAGAAGGTTTCACAAATGGAATCATTGGATAAACAGTATAAACCAAAGCTTGATAAACAAATCGAAGCTGGTTCTACTTTTATTAAAATAGCACTAGATCTTATTAAAACTATACTTTATACTGGAAGTAATGTTAAACGTACTTATATTGACATTAATAGCTGTATCTCAGTATTATTTAGACTCCCATTAAAAGAAGATACAGGGGAAATAGAAGATACGATTAAACAATTATTTCAAACTTTTATAGAAAGCAGTCTTCAAGAGAATAAAGAACTTATATTTTTATATACGGTAGAAAGATCAGCAGTCCATGTAGAAATATTCCCAGAATGGATGAAGATTCGTAATGATAGAGTAGATCTTAAAACTTGGGGACCTTTAAATACAATTCTTTATGCTATTCAACTCTTTAGTAAAGATGAAAAGCGTGTTAAACTTGTTAATATTCATAAAGTGCATCCTGCACTTGTAATACACCAAAATGAAATAGGTTGTAAAAATAGATACCTTATTCTTAGTAAGGATAATGTATTTAAAACTATGACGGATAAACGTTTAGATTTATTTGATGGTGCTATATATTATAGTAATCAGCATCATTTTAGACGTAAACCAGATGGTATAGAAATACAAGAACCTGAAATATTCTTACCTTATTACATGGTAATACGTGGAAGTAGTAGGGAAGGTTTTGAAGGTATATATAATATGGGTCCAAATAGGACTAAAACATACTTAGAAGTTAATAAACTTAATATCAAAGCAGGTACTTTCCATAAATATAAAGAATGGTGTGATAAATATGTAGCCCTGTTTGATATTAACAAACTCCTTGTATTAAATAAAGAAAAAATACCAATTATTTAACGGGAGGATAATAATGAAACATGTAATTATTAATTTTCCTGGAACTGATAAAAGAATGGCTGAAGGCTACACCGAAAACGATGTTAAGGTTGGCCTTTGGTTTTTTTATAATAGTTCTGGAGATATAATATATAGGATAAATTACAATGAAGATGGAAAATTGGATGGTTCTGTTATTGCTGGTCATGATAATTTTTATCAAAATTATGAATACGATAATAATGAGATGAAATCTAACATTGGTTATAGAAATGGTAGAAAGAATTATTCTTTCAATCTTGGCAGTAACCAAGAGATTATGAAGAAAACACATAAAGATTTACCAGCTATTGGTGAATACTTTTTAATGTCACTTAATGCCAATCAAAAACCTACAAATGCAAACTTAACATTCGACTTATATTTACCTGTAATGCTTAAAACTGTAATATCTGGAGATGATACAGTATTTAAAGATGATTACGGTACTGATTATTGGGGTAAATTTGTTATAGGTATAAGGTTAAGACTTGTAGATGTAGAAAATATATGGAGAAATAGTGCATCTAGTGAAGAATTTAATACTAGATTCTTAACATTTTTAGATATTAAAAACAGAATACTTAATAATAATTTATTAATAGATCAAAATACTGATGATATTTTAAATATTATTAAGAATAGTGTGCCTGGTAATAAATCTAATGATATTAGAATAACACTAGGTGATGTACGTCTAGGTAATATAGATGGGTTTGGATGGACTAATACGTATAATATAAATACATTTAAAAGCTGTCCTATTATTATAGAGAATGCAACTGTTTATAATACTTCTATAGATCCAGAAGTTGACAAACTTAGACATTTCCCTAATGTAAACGTTGCGGCTGTAATGAGTACATCTAGTGTTATTAAATCATATAGAAGTTATGATGTACAAGCTACATATCATGCCCAATATACAACTGGTAATACAAATACAGATGATAAAATTGTCAATGTATTCAATCTATGTGTTCAAAATGCAGAAGGTGAACTATTCAGTAAGAAATTTATTGATTATTATTGGTATGAAGTATATGGTGTAGTCGTGTCTAAAGATGGTGTTAAAACTGAATTTAGAGATAGAACGTTACCGTTTAGTATGCATTTAGCTTTTTGGGGATATAGAGTAAATAGTGAAGGTCGTGACGAGCGTCATTATAATGGTGTTGCGATGACTGGAGTATCTTATTCTCTATTAAAGTGGTTAATACCAGTTCAAATTAATAAAGATGATACATATAAGTTAGCTGTAAGAATATGTAGTAGATTACATAAAACAGAATGGAAAGAATGTGAATTTAATGTTAGGTACATAATAGTGGCAAATGGTAATAACTTCTTAAATAAGTATCCATTTAATAGTCAAATCTATAACAGATTTTTAGATTGGCGTAAATATAAAGATATAGACTTATCTGACCCTGATTATAAATCTAAAGTAATGGCAATAGATGATACAAATCCATATACATATGAAGGATATATTGCATCTCCTAGATGGGTAAGTGGATCTAAAGACTTATGGCAACCAGAAAATATAAGACCAGAATATCCTTATATAGAATTACCTAAATTAATAATTACAGATAATTTTAAAAAGGTACATAATAACTATATAATCAATAACTGGAAAGCATATAAATGGCCTACTCCAGAATATGAATCAATTAATCCAGCTGAAGTTTATCCAGATACTAAGTGGGAAATTATCAGTACTGATATTTATATGGAATATCTTAGTAAGAATACTCCTAATAATAGAGGTGCTGATGATAGACTAAATCCACCAATTATCACAAGCTTTGATATTAATGGAAAGATAAGTGGTACTTGTACTGCAAAGAAAGTCGTTTGTTATTGTAAAGATGATGATGACAGATATTATGAGAAATACGTTTGTACTGTTACCGATGGAATTTGGAGTATAGATAATGCATTATGTATATTACCTTATAACGTCAGAAGTATAACTAATTTAACATTTATAGCAATTCCTCTATACAAAGAAGGATATGGTAAAAAAGTAGAACGTAGATTCACACTGCCAGCAGGATGGAGAAGAGACTGGAAAGTAAAGGTTCCTGCCGGTAATATTCTTAATGATAGTAATATCAAAGTACAAGATAAAGAAGATATTCCATTATTTATATGGAGACGTGTTGGAGATTATGAAAATTATCATCCGTATAAGTTTAAGGATGAGTTTAAAGAATACTGTATAGCAGTTCCAGAAGAAATAAGTCTTTATAGAACTGGTAGGTATTCTTTTTTTGTTAGTCATGATAATGTTATTAAAAGTGGATTAGATGGAGATGACATTATATACTATCATGGAAATGAAATAATCAAAAGAAACTGGGACGCTGGTGTTATGAATCCTACTATGATATTAAATGATACAAATGGTAATAGATTTAGTGTAGCTACATTACTAAATGATACTTTATTTAGTGGTAGTGTAACATTTAATATAGAAAACCATGATTATACATTTAACTTTATTAATCCAAATGAAGATAAAAATATGAAAGGTTTGAAACTTGTAGTAGGCAATAGCTATAATGGATATAAAATTTATGATGAAATAGACAATAAGAAGGTTTAATCATGATAGGAAAATATAAAAATCTAAGTAATTTAATAAAATTTATAAATACTAGTGATATATTTGATGATTATAGAGATGATAAAAATGATATGCTTAAAAAGTTATCTAAATACTATTACATGTATATTCGAAATAAATTAAATGAGTTAGATAAAGAATGTGATAAATGCGCCGATGATGATAAAAGTTATACTTTATTAGGAGATAAACGTAAAAGAATTATGGAATTATCTGAGCAATCTGTGTTATCAATTACAGTTAACGGTAAAATAATACAATGGAATCTATTAGTATGGAATGAAGATTTCTCAGATATAGATATAATTAGAACTGTATATGTATTAATGGATTTTATAAAATCATATTATGGTAAAGAAGGAATTGTATTATTTTTATAACAAGAAAAAATGTAGTAGAAGTGTCCTACTACATTCTGATTATATTAGTTCCAATATTTGATTTGGTCTAGTGCATATTTAGCAACAGACTTATCAAATTTAGATCTATAATCGTTATTTAATATGTCACTATAATTAGAAGACAAATTATTAATGAATGTAATTCTAGCCTCAGCTTGGGCAGCTTTTGGGAGACTAGAAATGTATCTTTCATTAACAGATTTAATCTTTAGCAAATTATAATAACAATTCTTATAAGCTAAATCTAAATCAACCATATGATGTCACCTCCTTTCTTTATGAAATTGGTGTAATTATATCATAAGCATCACCTCGATTTGGATTATAATTAGAATATAGGACACTTCTATATTCTATTATAGTATATGTAATCGTCGATTTAATAAATCGACATTCCTTCGTATATTCTTGGAATCAACCCCGATAGATAAAATTCTATCGGGGTTATCATTTTTTTACCGTCAAAATTAACTTTTAAATAATTACATATAATAAAGTAGTAAAGTTAAGTCATAAACTTTAAAATATAATATAAAGGAGGATGATTAATATGACAACGTTGGGAAGTTTAAGATTCCTAGAAAAGGCTAAAGAGTTAGTTATTGATTATTTTAATAGGGAGGTAGAGAAAACCGATGAATCGTCTATTAAAAGTGGATTAGATGGAGATGTGGTTTGGTATTGTAGCTTATTAGGAAATCATAAATGTCTTATCAGTACAACAGCACCAGATGTGATGTATTATGAGGTTACATACGATTCGAATACAGGAGAAATTTATTTGGATGCTTATAAGAAATGGAAAAGTGAATGTCATGTGTATGAAGGAGTGATAAATAATGGAGAAGAAAAATAAAATGAAAAAGTATCTAGAGATCTTATAATGGATGAGATTAAAAAATCATTAGATTAACTTAATTTAAACGGAGGAAAGATGAATAAAGATATTTTAAATGAAATGTATGGAATGTTATCATTACTTTCGATTGAAAAAGAAGCTCTTAAGAAAAATTTATACTACTTATTACAGCATAAAAATAAATCAGATAATAAACAAAATGAAATAATAGACGTAGTATATCAAATGGCTACTTCGGCTATAGAGTACGAGAAATCTCTTAAAGATATTCCATTTAGTGGACTGTACCTTCATAAGAAAATAATAGAACCATCATATTTAATTCATATATCATCTAAATATATACATATAGATTTAGAAGAGTCTGGTCTAGATTTAAATTCTATAGATTTAGAGAAAGTAATAGATAAGTGTTCTGAGCTTACTGCTATTAATAAGGCACTAATAACACGTCTATGCGATGATATAGCTACTTATACAGAAAGCGAATGTTGCGTATTTAATGGTATGTCGTTAACATCTAGAAAATTCATATCAGATTTCTTAAAATTCGTAGTAGATAGTTATACAAGATCTGATTATATGGAGGTATTTAAACTTCGTTATAAGGGTGGAATAACAGGATTTGAACTATTTCTAATAGACCTAGTATTTGAATCAGCAGAAGATAACTTAAAGTTATTCAATACAAATAGAGCTATGGTAGAAAGTATTAGAGGAGTGTAGTTATGATAAATGAGAAATATATGGAGATATTTGGATCTATGGATTTATTATCAAATGAGGTACATGATTATAACAAATATCTAAAATGTTTACAAAAAGTTATTGCAAAACAAAAAGGAATTGATCTTGATTCTTGTGATCCAAGTGAAAGTTCTGAGATATTTGATTATACTGATGATTTAATATCTAGAAGCTTACTAGGTTTAAAAATTAGTACTAATATTGTAATTAATGATGGATATTTGTACGCTATTGAGAAAAAGCTATTGACTGAATTTAAAATTAGTAAAATAGAAGACTTGTCTGATAACTTAGACAAATCTAAAGATGATATAGTTAATGAATTGATACATATTGTACTAATACGTCAAGAATTAATCAATAACAAATATACTAAAATTATAGAATATATATGGGAAACATATAAGGATTTGAATAAGAATATCAATAAAGATGATTTAACGCAAATGGCATTAAATACTGTATTTAATATAGTATTAATAGCCAAAATTAAAGATGCTAGTAATTTAGAGTCTTTGGTTTTATATAAACTTAAAAATGAAAGTACTGAAGATATACGTAGATTATCTGAAATGTACACATATATGCCGGAATTGTTTGACCACTACTTTAGTGGACATAATATATTTAAAATATAAGATAAATAGGAGGAAATAGAATGAATATAAATAAAGAAGATAAATTAGTTTACATTGGGAAAGTGGAAGATTTAATTAAAGCATCATATAGTGAAATAGGAACTATATATGATACAAATAATGAGAATTTTGATGCGTTGTTGGTAGAAAGAAAATACAAGAGAGTATTAGAAATACTTGATAAAATTAGAGCTGTCATAAATGATGAAAAATACGCACAATTTAATGAAGTACAAGTAAGAGAGTACTTTAAATTTGATAACAGTTTCAATAGATATTTAGATGCTACTCAATTCCAAGATTTTAATATGATTAATTATTTTGGAATACCAACATTTGATTTCATGAGTATAATAAATACTATTATATATAATGATAAAGTTATAAAAATTGATAGTTATGCAGAGTACTTATTATCAGAAGAAGGAGATAAATTAATAGCTTCGCTTAAAGCTCAAGAAGAAGCTAAATTAGCTACAAATGTTGTACCTAATAATGCATTTGATAATATGACACAAGAGGAAATTAATAAATTTATTAATATGATGAATTTGGCTAAAACTGTAGAACCTCATGTAACTCCAAATAGATATCAATCAATTGATAATGCTGAAGTAGTTGGTCAAAGCTTGGTACCAAATATGGTAAAACCTGTAGGACAATGGAAATAAACATATATAAACTGGGGGTAACCTCAGTTTTTTTATCCATTTTGTTAAAAACAACCCCCTGTTAGAAATTTTAAAAAGGAGGAATTTTTATGTCCAATAATCTTAACATTGATGAAAAAATCAATGAAACTAATGAGAATCTTGAAACTGCGACTGAAGATGTTAATAAAGATGAAGTTGCTATGGAAGACGATACTTATAATACTACTAACGTAGATGGAAACCAAAATAGGTATGATTATTCTACTAGAAATAGCGCAGACACTCATAGTCATGTCCATTATCAAGGTGCTCCCAATGTACGTGATAACGGGGATTTCGTAGGAATGATGCGTGGAGCGGTTGCTACTGGGGTAAGAGATTTAGTAGGATCTGCTTACAGAGTATTTGAACCAGTTGTAACAAATGTTTTATTTACATTCTGGGATATGTTAAATAACCCTAAAGGTGCAATGCCACTAGGATCAAATGTTATTACTTTAATATGTGTAGTATCTGATGATTTACCGATTGATGTAAGAAACATGTATTGTAAATCATTAGAAGTTATCAATGCTATGACAGTTAGAAGTTTAATAATGAGTTCTATAGAAGGAAGACTTACAGCTAATACTCCAAACCTTTATAGAAAGCTTCCATTTATGACTAGCTTTGACTCTGTAGAATTTGATAAAGCTAAAAAAGCTTATAAAACTATAGGTGATAGCGTATTTAGTAGAAAATTCAATGGATCTCAAGTTATAGATAACTTTGCTGAAGCGTTTATTGAAAACTTAGATAAACACTTTAAATTTAAAGTATCTATGGAAGAAGCTGTTATGAGAGAAAGTGCTACTGGTTCTGTACCTACATATGTAGAAGCAGAAGTTACTATATTACTTGATAACGGTGCTAAAGCTCATACTAAGAAATACATGATGGGAGTACAAGTTATACCTAAAGTTGTACCAGCTAATGAGATAGCTCAGATGTTTATTAAACAAAATAACAGAATACTTCAAGCTGCTCAAGATGCTAGTAGAAGTTGGTGGGAAAAACTTAAATCTGTATTTACATTTAAATCTAAAGAAGCTATAAAGGCTGCTAGTAGCGAAGGTAATAAAGTTGCAGCTAAAGTTCTTAATGATAATATGAATGCAGTAGCTGATATTAAGAAACCATTTGTTAATATACTTATGAGTAATAACGTTGCTGAAATGTTACAAGATGCTAGATTTGATATTATGAATAGAAGTACTGTTAATAAGATGTATAATAATTTACCTCTTATGAGTATTGGAGTGTATGATATAAATACAGATACAATTACAGCTAGTATGAATAGAAGTCCTATATTCACTAAGAGAACAGCATCTGAATTTAATAGTGAAGCTTCAAAACTTCAAAAAGACTTAGCAGAATTATTAAGAATTAAGAAACTTTCATAGGAGGTGTACTAATTGAATAAGAATTATAGAAAGATAATGAAATCTATATTAAATGAGAAATATGGTGTAGAATGTCATATGACTCACCCTGATTATAAATATAGAATTGGGTTTGAAGATTTAGAAACAGAATTAAATGCAAATGATGAATTACCGCCAGAAGAAATACCTGAAGAACAAGTAGACGCAGATTGGAATGAAGGAATGGATGATATGCCACCAGAAGGTGGAGATGTTCCAGTAGATCCAGAAGCTACATCTGGTGATGAAATACCAGAAGATGGCGTAGACCCTGAATATTATTCAGCTGATGATGAAGCTGGTGTTGCAGCAGATTTTAGTAATCTAGAAGGTGGTGTAGAAGAATTACCATGTGAAGCAGACTGTTTAAATATGGTTGAAATTATATCAAATTATGCAAATACATATGTGTCTAATATGGAATTATTCTACAAAACTAATCCAGAATCATTAGATTTAACTGGAGATTTTAGAAAATCTAAAATGTTTAAATTCGTAGATGATGCAATTGCTACTGTAAATGCTGTTTATAAAGAAGATGAAGAATTAATTAAAACAGTTAATGGTTTATTTAATCTAGCTAAAGATATTCCTAAGATGAAAACTATATGTGGAAATGAAACTACTCCATTTATATATGAAGGAATCCAAATGCTTCTTATAGAATTAAGTAGAACATTATTAGCATTATTACCATTCCATTTAAAAGAAAATAAACCTGTAGATACTTTAATAGCAGAAATGGGACTTAAAGTGCCTTCTACTTTAATAGAAATGGCAAATGACTTAATAGAAGTAAGCGGATTATTTGCTACTAGAATATTCTTCGTAGCTCCAGTTGAAAGTGAAATAACTGGTAAGTCTGAAGAAATAGCAGAAACTCCATATGCTAGTCTTAAACAAGAAATATCTAAACCAGATGATAGTATGAGTGCAATGAATTATAGCGGTGAGTCTATAATGAACTTAATACAAATTAAGAATAATAAGGCACTTCCAGAATATAGTTTAATATGTAAAGCTTTAGGAGTATTATCTGGAATAATGAGAGACTTGGATTTAGATAAAAGCTGCAAAGATCTTGTAAATGGTATTAAAGAAATACTTGTACAAGAAGCTGGAGAAGAATCTATAGATAAATATTGTGATGAATTTAGAACTCTTATACTTATGCCTCAAATAGAAGCGTATAATTCAGTGCAAGTAGCAGAACAAAAGAAATTAAGTGAAAATAATTAAACAAGAATCTTATCATATGAATAATTACATATACTAATGTAGTTTCAAGCATGATATAATTCTTTTTATTTTTGAAATAGGTGATTAGTTGAAATGTACAGAAGTAAAAAGAAGATATATTCAGATGATGTTAATGACAGAATGATATCATTAGTAGAGTATGCGTATTATAACGATAAAGATGATAAGGACAATGAAAAAGTTGTATATTTTAATTATGCACTTAATGTTACAAGTAGAACTAGTACTATATACGGGTCTACTAAAGTTCAAAGTGAGAAGATATTTATTAAAAATGTAACTCCTGTTAAGAAACATGGAATTAAAAGAACATTGGTTAATAATATCAGAAATATCGATTATAATGTACTGGGTGATATAAATGTTGATAACATTATCCAAAAAATAATGTATTAGGAGGAAAATGTATGGGAATGCAACAGCACAGCACAATTCGTTCTTTTAGTGAGGTTCTAGATGATTATAGGCAATTACTAGAAATTAACGCTAAACGTTCAAATGCGAACAAGGAAAAAGAAGGTATTAAATTTGCACTAAAAATCACCACTTCAAACTTAAATGAGTTATATAAAGAGGATATTAAGGGTGGTATAGGTTTTGATATTGATACTTCTGTATCGTATAATATTAAAACATTGGTTGATATTGACAGTATGGTTGATAGTACTGGTATTTATAGTTATTTATTTGGGCCTAGAGATGATGACCCTAAATCTGTAGAGCAGAAAAGATTTGCTTGTGGATGTGGGAAAACAGTTGGTTCTAGAAGCGGGATTATATGTCCACATTGTAAAGGCGAAACTACTCTTGTAGAGAAGATTCGTGGATGGATTAGACTTAAATATAGAATATTTAATCCTTATTGGTTTGATGTATTTCTTAAACATCTACGTAAATTAGATATTAAGGATAAGGATAAACAGAAAGCTTCTATATTTAAAACTAAAAAAGATAGTAAATCATTAAAGCAAATTATTATGAATAACCTTACTAATTTTAGAATTAGAAAAGGTGAAGAGAATAGATGGACTTTATTAGATTTACAAGATGATAAGTCATTAGAAGCATTTATTAGATACTATGTGCAAGAAGATTTTGTAGAAAAGTTCTTAAAGCATATAGGAAATGCAATGACTTATTATATACCAGTACTTAGTAAGAACTTTAGACATTTTAGTCTAAATAATAAATTGGATGGAAGTCAAAATATGCAAACCCATCCAATTAATAAATGTTATATAGAAATATCTAGTTTAGCAGATCAAATAAATGCTACTAGTATAGAATATAGCAGTAGTAAGGATATCTTAAAGAAGCTTTCTACTATTAGTGAGAATTTTAACGATATTAAAGAGAAGATATACGTTGAACTTCTTGATGATAAAGAAAGTCTTATAAGATCTGTTCTTTTTGGTGGACGTATGCCAAATAGTGGCCGTTTTATAGTTAGTGGACTTACAGATAATCCTAGATTAGATGTATTTACTATGGGTTATAAATCATTTGGAGAAATAACTCAAAATGATTATATGGATTTATATCTTAAACATGGAGCTACTCCAGAAAATCTTGCTAGAATGAGAGAAAATATTCCTATTCAAGAAGATAAAGATATAATGGATAAAGTATTATCAGATATGATAGATAATAATTGGGCTTATTTCTTATTATATAGAGCTCCTAATATTTATTTCGGAAGTCAAATAAGTTTAAAATGTATTGGACTTACTGAAGAAGATGTGCTAAGAATTAATGACATTACATTAGATGGGAACTTTAAGGGAGATAAGGACGGGGACTCTTGTGGTATATTTACACTACATAGAGATATATCTTTATCTATCTTCTTAGCACTAAACCCATATAGAATAACATTTAATCCAATTAGAGGAGAAGTGAGTCCTAAACATAGTCTAATAGAAGGAGGTTATATGACTTTATTCTTAGCAATGAGAGGTAAAGCTAATATAACTACTGTAGAATTAGATGGAGAAAAGGAAATAGCTTAATATGGAAAGAGAATGTATTTTCAGAGGTACTAAATTTAGTAAGTATGTTGTAGATGAAAATGGAAATATTTTTCGTAAATCTACTGGTAGAAAGCTAATTCCATTCGATGATAAAAGAGGATATTATAGTGTAGACCTTATGAATGATAATAACATGCCTATTAGATGCAAAGTTCATATGATAGTAGCTCATACATTCTTAGGTCCACAAGCACCAGATATGATTATAAATCATATTGATGCTAATAAACATAATAATTCTCTTAAAAATCTTGAGTATATCACTCAAAGAGAAAATGTTGCCCATGCAATGAAATTTGTAAAGAAGAAATCATATCTAAGTGATGAACTTGTATTTAATATTAAAACTAGAATTAAAAATGGAGAAAGACTTAATAAGATAGCAATTGATTTAGGTCTTCCATTATATCTAATATATGACATTGCTCGTGGGTGGACATATAGACATATAACAGTTTAGTACAAATAAAACATATAAAGGAAGATAAGCACATGGATGTACAATTATATAGAGGTAAGATAGACGAATATGATATGTTTGCATCAAATATATCAATATTAGCAGAAGAAGAGCTAATAACAGATGAATTATATCAATACTTGAGAGAATGTCAAAAAGACTTGCGAAATGTAAGTATTGGTATACTTCTTAAGTCTGCAAAAGTATATGATAAAGATCTGATTACTATATTAGATGAAAAAGTAAAAGAGTTTGTAAATTCTTTTATAAAAAGGAATAAGATTCCAGACGAAAGTATACTAGAAATAGCTAAAGATGCCGTATTTACTCATAATGTTATTGCCAGAACTACAATAATAGGTAAATACATTAAATTTAGAAGGAAAGAAACATATGTAGCGATGCTTAGTTTTCCCATTAGTGATAATAACTCTAATAAAATAAAACTCTATATGAAATTTGACTATCCTAAATGTAGAGGTAGTAGAATTAATAAAGAACATCCAGCATATGTTGAACTTTGTAAGATATTAAATGCTATTGTAGATAGAAATACAAAAGTATATAATAGAGCTATAGCAGAGTTTAAGAAGAAAATAGAAAATACTGACAACATTATTAAAAATGTTGATAACGAGTATTTAATTAAAGTATTTAAGGAATTGGACATAAGTTAAAATTTGGAGAAGGGTAATACCTTCTCCAAACCTTTATGTACAGCAAAATATTAAGAGGTGGGTAAATGTTAAAAGGTGTAATACTGATAATAGGATTTTCAATATTTTTAATATGTTTAGCAATATCAAGTGGTTATAGTGATAAATATCAGAAACTTAGAAGATATCCGTACTATAAATATAAGCCAGATATAGAGTGTAAATCTGTATTATGGTTTGGGATAGGAGTTGTTATATTATATTTAACTAAACTAATAATGGAAAATGTATAGATGTTTTAATCGTTTATACAGTGTTTATAACGATTTAATAAATAAGCTTATAAAATGTTCATTTAATAGTTTAAAACGTCTCAAAACGCGTATTAGAGCGTTTAAATGGCATTTAAGGAGGATAAATATGGGAATACCAAATATATTATTAATTGTAGGGAGTATAATAATATTATCTTTAATAATTACTCTTGTTATTATTACTATAACAGATAGAGTAGAATCTAGTAGATATGATGACTTTATAGAAACTTGTAAAATAATAGAAGGTCAAATAAGAAAGAAACGTATTATAGATATAGATTCATTTAATATGGATCATAATGAGAAAATTAAATATGAGAGTTATGATGTTAATATTAAGTCATTAATAGATGCATTTAATAGTAAACACAATACTACGGCAGATATGGTATCTATTATAACTCATTATAATGGCATAATTTAAGCATTTAAATATAAATATGATTAAGTTATCACTTATATGTATAGAATGCGTTAAAATGGCCTATAAAGGCTTTAAAATTGATTTTAGGAGGGTATTATGATTACTGGAACGATTGTAGGAATTTTAGTAATTTTTGCATTATTATATTTAGATAATTGGAATAATAAATAAAAAGGAATATTTAGGAAAGGTATGGTGAAAATATGAGTAATGGATTTACAATAGCACTTATTTGTATAATAATATTAATATCGGCATTAGTTATTTATCTTAAGAAGAAACAAATAGAGTTTCGTAAAGAAATAGAAGAATTAACTAAAGAGATTGAAGAAGGTAAAGAAAGACTTAGATTACTAGCATCTACTAATATTGTAGATAAAGCTGTTAATGATGCATTAGAAAGTGATGATTTTAAAAATATAATAAAGACATCACTGGATAATAAATTAAGTGAAGATAACATAACCAAAGTTGTTAGAATAGCTATAGAAGAAATAAAAAGAGAAGAAGGTGTGTAATATGAAACTAAAGAACTTTATAATTTATTCTATTTATGGTGGTTTAGGAATACTTATTGGTTATGGATTAGTAGATATAGCAGTTATGATTATTAAGAAGAGATGGGGATAAAAATGAGTCAATATAAGAAGTTAAAACTAGTTATACTTTCTATATTATTAGCGAATGAGAGAGTAAAACTAGTAGATAAAATAGAAAATATGACAATGAATCAATTAAAGAGTTTATCGAAGGAGATAAAGATACTATGAAGATGGATTTAAATTTGTATATTAATAGAATTACCCATAGATTTAATAGTATTCATGGTGTTAAAACTAGATTTAAATTTATAGTATGTCTTGATAAAGACGGGTATAGAGATTATATAATGGAACAGATGATACCAAGAAGATTTACTGATGTAATTGATAAATGGACTGAGTATGATATTAAAGTTGAAAATTATACAAAAAGTAAAGGAAAAAGTTTAAAAGATTATTATAATTTAAAAGATATAACTTATGATTGTGAGTTATAGTATTTCGGGGAGGATTAATAATGGGTAAGTTATTAATGATGTTAGTTGAATTTGGATTAATATATATTGGATTTACGCTTGTTAAGGATAATAAAGAATTATATGAGAAAAATATATGGAAACCTTATAATGTTAGGGCTAGATATGGAAAAAATATATCTATATTTGGTTCGTTTAGTTTATTTATGATAGTTGTACTGGTATTGACATTCGTATATTTATAGGGAGGGATTATATTATGAAATGGTCTCGTGAGAATTTAGTTAAATGGGGTTGGATATCATTAGCATTATTTATATTTGGATTAATATTAGCTGTATATAATTTTTATCCATTAGTGTATATGTTTACCATAGGTATTATCAATTTAATTGTATTAATAATGGTAATATAGAAAAAATCCAAGAATATACGAAGGAATCATCATTTAGCCTTTTAACGATTACATATACTAAGATAGATATAACAAATATAAAGGAGTGATAAGTATGGAAGAAAAATGTTTAACTGTTTCGACTGTAGGTGAATACATTCATGTATTTACTAACTTTGGTTGGTATAATAAGGAATTAAATTTATCAAAATGGGATAAGTATAAGGATATAAATATTCCTCATACTAAAAACATTATATTAAAAGTTATTCAAGATAAAGAGATTTCATTTAGTAAATCAACTGGAAGAAGGTTTACTGAACGTGAAATCGATTTATTAATGAATGATGTATTGAAGTTGAATCTATCTATAGAAATTAGTATAGATAGAAAAAATGTCAAGATTTATAAAATCTGGCATAAAGATTATAGTAAAATTCATTTTACTATTAAAGCACCAACAATGGTTGAAATCTAAGAAATTACGAGGGAATAGTTAGAAATGATTATTCCCTCTTTTATATTTAAAAATTTTAAAGGAGGATGATTCATATGATTTGGTGGATAATTGCAATAGCTATTCTATTATTCGTGATCTTTAATTTTGAGAGAATAGCGGAAATATGCACTACAATAATATTAGGTGCAATAGTATTTGGTGCATTGTTATGGTTAATGGCAGGAGTGTGATAATATGATGAATTTAATAAAAGGTCTATTATTAGGACTTTTTATCATATCTATAGTATTATTACTATTCATAGGTGTGAATGTTATTCTAAAATGGTTAAACGATGTCAATTTGGTAGTGACAAATAATCTACAACGTCATTTGGCATCATATATTTTAAATATACTGTTTTGGATAGTAGTTATAGTATTTGTAGATTCAAGCAGTAAATAATAAGATTACCCCAATATAGAAACTAATTCTATATTGGGGTATGATCTTTTATTTATCAATTTTCTTATGTCCATTACATGTTCTAACTAAACCTTTAACAGTGATGTGATAAACGGATTTAATAGAATTTAACGCGCTTACTACTTCCTTAGCTACACGTACCATATCTTTTTTTTCTTCATCTGACACTTTATCGGTTTTATTTATTTTATCTAATGCTGTGATAGATTTATCTATAACGTGATTAATTTCATCCTCTAAATTATAACGTTTAAATGCGTTTATTAATTCTATAGCATTAGCATGATAATCAAAATCATCTGGAGCTGTAATACTATCTGATATCTTCCAAGAATCATTATTTTTAACAATAATATTTACATCGCCTTCGATTCCAGTTATCATAGTCATAATTTGAGCCGCTGATTCACGACTACTATCACTGTAAAATTCTTTAACTTTACCAAATGCATAGTCTAAAGCAGGTTTTAAAGCTGGATCTGATGGAAAATCTGATCTATGCACTGTATTAGAAAATATTGCAGCTAATTGAATTTCCAACATTAAAGTTAATGCGAATTCTCTAATATCATATTTAGTATTTTTATCCAAATACTTGGCATTTGAATAGACATTTCTCAATAACTTTCTATTAGAATTTAAGTTATTTTTAAATTTCATTATAACTGATGTCGATTTCTTAGATAATGCTTTAATAGTAGCCAATCCTTTATTCATAGCTTCCTTTAAAGCTTCCATAGAAACATCAAACTCTGAACTAACACTTTCTAATGTTACTCCGGATTTAGCATTTTTATATGCTAAAACACTATTAAATAGATTAATATCCTCTATAATAGACTCAAAACTAGCTTTTTCAGCTTCTTCTATAGATTGGTCTATAGAATCCAATTCTGCTAAATCAGATTCTATAGATTCCAAACAAGTTTTGAATTCATCTTGAGGAATATTACTCATGTTTTCAATATCATCAAATATTGATGATAATATTCCTTCATTCATTTATGTCCTCCTACCAATTTCTAATGTCACGCATAATTGTATTTGATGCAACTGCCATCTTATCTGATAATTTTGTAAGTTTAGTAGCCATACTTATGATACCATCCATTTTATATAGTATAGAATCATCTAAATCTCTAACACGTCTATCAGTAACTTTAACATCTGACATAAACTCTTTAAATATCTTTAAATATGACTTATCCATAGTGTATCTAGTTACTTCACGTTTTTGTTGGCTATACTTTTTAGCTACTTCTAATAGCATATTAGCAACTTCTTTTTGATCTTCTACCGATATTGTAGTTTGAGTTGGATTAGATAATGACGCTATTATTTTATCAGCAGCATCCAAACTCTTATCATCTATAGTTGTACTATTTATTCCAATTAATGAATTAAATAATTTACAAGTTAGATCCAATGTTTCATGAACTTGCTCATCTGTCATTTTCTCAGTAGTATATTTAGCATCACTATTACTATATGCATGTAATACTAAAGATATAATCTCTAATGCTACGTATACAATTACTCTTGGAACTGAAGCTCCAAGTACTCCAGTAATAAGAAAGAACCAACTAAATGCTCCTGATATACTTGATAAGAACTTAGCAAGTGTTCCTAGGTCGCTATTTTTAGTAGTTACTTTTTCAGTTAATATAGCTAATCTATTTAAATCAGCGTTAGTAAATATTGGATCCCTTACTATAATTTCATAGAATGGTTTAACATATTCTGGAGTTGCAACTCCAGTTACATCTTTAGATATTTTAGATTTATCTATATTTTCAAATACAGACGTATCAAATTTTATCTTACCATCATTGCTAAATGTACTTATAGATTTACCAATTTTACTTAGAAACTTCTTAATTACATTATCACCAGATACTATAGATTCAAAATATACATCAAATCCACAATATTCTTCAATTTCTTTTCTCAAAGACTCTAAACCTGACACTAGTTCATCATGTTCAATTTCTTCTATAATATTAAATATATCCATTAGTAATCACTCCAATTACATAGTTCTACAGTCATCAACGATTCTACCAAAAATAACTGAAAGAGATTTGATAATATTATTTAATATATCCATAACATCAACTAATTCAGATAATCTTCTTGCATTATCCATTGTAAGATCACTATGGCTAGCACGTTCTTTAAATTTATTATATGCTATTGCATTTTTCTTAATAAGAGTTTTAGAAGCAACATCTCTAAGTAAATTAGCTCCAACGAATAAAGTTTGATTATTACTTACTAATAATTGAGCGTATTCTTTTTGTTGTTGTTCATTAGCTGTATAAGGTTGTTCAGTCTCAGCTTGCTTTAATTTATTTGCAATATCTTTTAACTTTTGTACTGTAGACTGTTTAAGTTCAACATAATCTGCAGTACCATTTGGATCATTTGCTTTAACAACCTCAGCAGCATCACCAGCAATTATTCCTATGTAAGATGTAAGAATATCTAATATAACATTAGTTTCTTTTTCAAAATCAACACGATCTATATATTCAAATGAAGCGAATAATAATCCAAGAACACCTACAAATATAAGAACTATTTTAGAATTATCTGAGTATCTTTTAAGTTTATCACCTGGACCTATAGTACTTGCGAATATAGCTGGTGGTAATGATGTATATAGAAAGTCATTAAATGTTTTTAATCTTAAATTATTATATTTGATACTGCTATTTAACATTTCATCGGCAGATTTACCATTATCTAATAATTTAAATACTAAACTTAATGTATCTTTGCTAACTTTTAACTTCTTATCACTAGTTCCAACTTTAAGATTATTTACATTCTTAAGAATATTTATATCATAATTTATTTTTGATATAGACGAGAATTTAAATAATCTTATAAATCTTCTGAAGTATTCTTTCACTTTTCCTTCATCATTAATTATAGATTCAAATGAAAATTCAAGCTCTCCTTCTGGAAGAGTGTTTAAAGATTCAGTATACATCTTTTCATTATATAACTTATCATTTTCTATTTCAATTTCTTCAATTAAGTTAAAAATAGACATATTGTACCTCCATTACCATTTTCTGATATCAGTAGCTATAGTTTTAGAAGCTCCAGCTAATGCATCCATATAAGTATTAACTTTAGTAGTTAACTTTATAATTTCATTACATTTATCAATAACACCTTGATCTACTCCTTTAAATCCTCTTTTAAATTCTGATCCTATAGAGTATATTGATCCTAGTGCTCCTTGTTTATTGATATTTATTGGTTTATCTTTAATTTGTTCTTTAACTTTAGCTGCTTCTAATAACATATCTGCTACTTTATTTTGATCTGCTACTGTTATTGTAGTTGCAGCTGGTGCTTTTAAAGACGCAGTTAATGATTCTACTTTACTAAATGTTGAGTCATTTATTTCAGCACCATCAATTCCTATAATATTATTTTGGATTTTAGCTAATAAATCTAATAATGTATTAACTTGAGATTTATTAGTAGAAGCACCATCAATATTATTTTTACTGATAAAATACCATAATAATGTTCCTATGCATGAAGCTAATATATTCGCAATTACCATACCAGCTGCTCCAGCAGTTGTAAATCCGAATGCCATAAATGCTGCCATATATCCTCTAGCACCTAATGTATAACCTGCAGTTTGTATTCCTCCGAATATAGATAATATAAGAGCTACTATTCTTAATATATTTCTAGGAGCTTTAGGATCTTTCTTTAAATCTTCAGCTATAGATTTTAATTTATCTACATCAGCTGCACTTAAGAATTTCATATTTTTGATACAATCAGTAAAAGTTTTTACATATTCTGGAGTAGCAACTCCAGTTACATCTTTAGATATTTTACTTTTATCTATTTTTTCAAATACGCTCATATCCCAAGCAAGTTTTTTATTATTAGAACCTAAAGATGATAACCATCTCATAACTCCAGACAATCCCTTTTTAACAGCATTATCCCCATCAACTATAGATTCAAATGATATTTCAGTATTTTCCATATCTTCAGCTTCTTTAATGGCTTCCATCCAGTAAGCATCCCAAGTTTCTTTAGCTTGAGTTGCTTCCATTTCTTCAATTATTGCATTAAATAATGTTGACATAATTTAATCCTCCTATATTTTATAAATTTTTATTTGATAAGAAATTACTCCAAGTATCAGCTACATCTTCTACATTTCCAGAATCATGATTAAAGAATCCTATTTTACCATTTTCGCTAACTCCATAATAATTACCAAATCCATCATTTAATAATGGTATAAAATTAATTTTTACTGTATTTTTGAAAAAGTCAACTTCGTCTTTATCAAGAATATATAATGTAGCTCCTTCATTAAAGTTTTTCATTTCCCATGTATTTTTACCTATAATATTACATCCATTAAACATTTCTATAAATTTCTTTAAATCAGCTGGAATTTTAGCTCCATATGCTTCTTCAACTTTTGCAAATACGGATTTATCTTTAAGTTTATTAGAAGTTTTAAATTTTACTTTAACTCATCCACCAACTTTTTCTTCTTTAATTTTATCTACAGTTTTTGTAAATAATCCTTCAGTTGCGATAGATTCAAATGATGCATATTCTTCATCATCTATTTTCTCTATTTCACATATAGATTCAAAATTTATTGATTCAAATGTAACTTCTTCAATTAAATCAAATATTGATTTATCCATTTATAACCTCCATTGTGTATTAATTCTTTCTATACCTGTATTTACCTGATATAACTTCTTTACTACTTTTATAGTCTAATATACTTCCAGGTTCTGCAGGTATACCAAGAATATGTCTATTCTTACATGCAATGTGCATTAATATACTTAATAATTCACCATGTAGTTCTAGACCTCCACACATTCTGGCTAGTACACTATATGTACTATACATTAAACTACATTTACGCCCAGTCTCAGCCCCGACTGGTGCTAAGCTATCACTTTCAATCATAGTAGGCTCTCCCTTTAAGGCTCTATCAAGTACAACCTTATCAGCAGTTCCAAGTTTATTAATGAATTCTATACTGTATTCGATAAGCATTTTACCGTCATCTATTATATCTCCATTAATTTTACTTTGTTTACCTTGTGTAAGTTTTTGCGGACGTTTATCTAGTACACTTTTAGTAAAGTTATCACTCACATCATCAAGATTATCCATCTTACTACGGACTGTATGTACACTATTAAGCGCAGTTATAAATTTTCTAACTGACGGACTCATAGTAACATTACGTCCTTCTCTATAATAAACACGAATATCTACTATAGTTCCAGCATGATGAGCAGTTACTTCTTTAAGAGACAGATTTTCAGCATTCATAAACATTTCATTTATTGTATTATCATCTGTAAGTATTTTATATTTATAAAGTACTGTATCCGGCATAGTTTTACTACCGATATCAATATTCCAATCTCTTATTTCAGTATTAAGATCAATGATACGAGCAACACGTTTTACTATTTTAGACGCAAGTTTATTACTAAGATTCTCAAAAGGTAAACACGAGTCTTCCCATACAGCCTCAGAGTCACAAGTTAGTACCCATACTAATGCTCCTGCAGCTAATGATATTTCCCCTGTTGGTTTCTTTTTAAATGATTCTGGATTGTATGCAATTATATCACCAGGACGTACTTTAGAACCTAATTTGAACTTATCATTCATAATAAAGTCATTCTTCAGATAGTACCCTTTATCTGAGTTACGTTGTACGTTATCAAGTGATACAGCATCAACTTTTCCATCATCATATTTAATCTTAATAAATTTATCATCAACACTGATGATTTTACCATTACCCTTCGCAGTATACGCATGTTTATTACTCATAGCAACAGCAGCCTCATCGGCTCTGGTACTAACATACATAGGATCTGCTCCGACTACTGGTCTTATATGTTTAAATTGCCCATATTGCATAAGTCTTCTAACAGCATGGTCAGAAGAAGAATATGGAACAAATGCGTCAATAAATCCATCTGCAGAAGCGTTAGTTAACTCTTTTGCATTGTCATGATGTTCATAATCTCCAGTAAGATCTTTAAGAGTACTATCAAATGGAAGCTGTTTAGTTATACCAGCATTTCTATTATATGATGTACCACAAGTTTCAGTACCAAAGTTATTTACGTTGAACATTCTAAGTTTTGTATTATAAGCACGTTCTTCATTTATACCATTATGTCCTCTAATAGAAACATCATTGCTTTCTACAATGTTACGGAATGCAGAAAGTCCATTCGCTTCACTCATTGTAGGTAAGTTATTAAGTGTTTCTAATATAGCAGTAGGCTTTATTTCAATACGAGGACGTGCACCCCGTTTCATACGTGCTACAGCTTCAGACATAGGTTTAGCAATTGCCGAATATAATACACGCATTATAGTTTCTTCTTGTGTAGAAAGTCTATAATTACGTATATCTGATTTATAAACTACTTTATATGATGTAAATAAAGATACAGCATATATAAATATACCAGCAAAATCACTAGGAATATTATAACTTTCACATACACGTTTAGTAATTGGATCTATAAACGCATCAACGAAGTTATCTATATATATTGCCGTATTACTGTTACCAGTAAGTTCTTTAAGTAAGTTTGTAATATCAAACTCATCATATTGAGTGAAATCATAATGTGTTAAGAAACCAAATAATAATTCATTTAATAAGTTATTATATTTAAGAACTACATATTGGTCTTTAAATTCAATAATACCAAAGTTAGCATTATTTTTCATACGTTCTGGAATAGATTTCTTATTTACTATCCAATATTCCAGTTTATTATCTCTCTTCATACGTTCTAGTAATTCCTTAAGAGGAATAGCACATAGAATTACAACTACAACTGGTAAGTGTTTACCCATTATAGTTGCAGTAGGAACAGATATATAACTATTAGTAGTAGAAGATTTCATACATTTATCCCATAACTTCTCATCCATAGTTTTAATTATATTAGCTATAAATGTAAGTGAGTCGTATTTTTTACCATTAAATGCAATATAATCTTCGTCTGGGCTATGATATACTTCTTTACCAAAATATGTTCCTAAATAAGAAAGTCCATTCTTTTCATGTCCTTTAATTCCACGAAAATCTAAATTTATATTCTCAGTAAGTATTCCACTATAGTGTTTATTAAGATGCACTAAGTTTATACTTACAAGGTTATTATAAATAAAATCACCTAAGTCAGTAGTAGTTTTTACTCTGACACCAGTGTTTTTTCTTTGGTTTATAAATCTTTTAATAGTCTCAACTACAAGTTTTAATCTTGTGCTAAGATATACACCATTAAGTTCTATTATAGATTTATTATATGCCGTAGTAACTACAACAGTATTATCCTGTTTAATTACAGGTTTAGAAGTATTTTGAAGTAATAATAGTTTATTATTACCTCCGATAAATAAGTTACCACCTTCAAGAGTTTCTGGAACTATAATATTAAATTTCAATGGTTCTCCATTATGTGATTCATATTCTAGTTCAAGTTCATATCCTTTAAATTCTCTAGAACTTATATCTTTCTTTTTCCAATTCTTTAATAATATAGGATAACTAAAGTTCATTGGAGCTTTAAGTATATTTTCTAAGTCTATATCTTGAAGACTTTCTTTATACTGTTCATTAAGTCTAAATGTACTACTCTTATTATATGGACTGTTAGTATCACTAACTCCAAGAGATTTTTCACGTAATTTATGTTTCTTAATAATATCAATACTATCTTCTATAGATTTATTATAAGATTTAATCATATTTATACGTTGCTTTTTAATTTGTGGAGTTTCCACTGACTCTTTTAAGTTAGAATAGTTATGAACTTCTAGTAATTCTGCAGCTTTTTCTTCTTTAGATAATTTTGTATCTTCTATAACTTTAAAATAGTCTTTAACTGCAGCCTTTTTACTAGCATTACTATCAGCTATCTCAATGTCAATTATATCATCAGTAATCTCCTCATTATTAAACTTAACCTCAGATCTATTAATACCGTTTATAGCATCAAGATCATCTTCGGATATATTAGCAGATTCATCTATATCATTAGCGTCTATAACTCTTTCTGGTTTATTCTGTTTCTTCTTAAGATCAGCTACAGTTTTAACTGGTTCATCATCGTCTACAGCTATAGAGTTATTTTCTTTATCCAATATAATATCTACTTCATCAAGTTTATCTTCTTTTTGATTTCCGGGTTTAGTTGGTTTTTTAGGTTCATTTACTACATTAGAATTACCAGCTTTAGCTACTTCTGGAGTCACAACTTTAGTTTTATCTTCAGGTTTAATTACATTTGATTTTATAGGTTTAATATTACCAGCTTTAACTTTTTCATCTTGCACAGATTTTGATTTATCATCTATATTATCAGTTTTAGTTAAATTAGTTGGTTCTGGATCATTTACAACTGGAACTTTAGGATTTTCATACACTTCATCATCGTAATGTATTACAAGACCATCTTCTTCATCTTTAAGTTCATTATGCATTTCAGCATCAAGCATAATATCTTCTTCTTTAGCACCATCTAGCATATGTAAATTACGTAGTACAAATTTTGGTTTAAATTGCATCATATTTACATAATTAGGTTTTCCAGATAGAATCATTACTTTCCTATCTTGGCCCTCAAATACAAATGTTAACTTATTGTCTGTTAAGAATTGCTTAAAAGCATCTGGTTCGTTATAAAACCATTCTATAAATAACATACTAGGTCTGAACATTGGTTGCATTTTTCCTTCGATAATGCTCAATTTCATTCCAGTATCTCTAATAAAAGGATATTTGAAATATACGATATTATTTTCGTATCCAGGTATTTTAGTTATTTCTTGCTTTAATATTTCTAGAAGCATAGTTCTATACTTTTTATTAAGTCTAAGATTTATATCTATAGTCTTTTCTTTAATAGCTTGAATTATCCATGACATGTCTACTACTGTACTCATATTAGTTTTAATCATATTAGGCAAGTTAGTAACATTTTGTAACCCATAATCAGCACGCATCTTCTTAATATTATTCATTTCAGATGCAAGGTTAGCAATTACTGTACGATTTATTACTTTCATACGAATAAACTTTGGCATATAATATAGTCTAAGTTTATTAACTATTAGATTAGATCTACGTTTTATAAGATCTCCATACATATTTAGAGTATCTTGATATGTATCTAACATTGAATAAATAAGAACTGGTTCTGTAGCAGATTTCTCACCTATGAATATAGATGATTTATTAATACGTAAGAACTTATCAAGGTTAGCATTACGTGCTTCCAGAGCTATTTCTTCTTCTGGTATGTATAGACTATTACTAGCTTCTAATGAATTCATCATTAAAGCATTGAAAACACCTTTTTTCATGTGAAAATCCTCCTTTCTTCTTTATTTTTGACATGGGATTGTTTGATTTCGATTTAGCGGTAAATAAAAGATACACCCCATAAACCATTAAGATTTATGGGGTAATTCTCTTATTGGTAGACAGTTTCTACACAAAAGATTTACAAAATAATACATACAGTAAATGATTTCATTATTCTGAGGTAGACGAACAAAATAACACACCAATTACATAATATATGTTAAAGATTTTTAATATTTTCAGGGAGAAATTAGACATAATTCTAACTTCTCCCGTTGGAAAATAAAAGTATTGGAAAACCAATACAACAGCACAAGGTAGGCACCTAAAACACAAGCAATACAATTTTCGAGGTAACATTTTGATTCTAGATCCATCTAAGAATTAGGAAACAGAAAATGGGGTTCATTTTTGTATCTTTAATTAGTAGCAATCTATATATTAATTTAGAAGGTATTCAAAAATTAAACAAACTAAACTAAGTGCCTACATTAGTTTTTGTTATGGGTCGAATTTACCTATCTTTCTTTAATGGACTGACATATTCTGCTGGTTTGCTACTAAGATCTATCTTATTTAGATAGTTAGTGAATCTATCAACTGATTTTACCTGTTTATTTTGAACTTCTTTTTGCTTTCCAACCTGTTCATCTAACTCTTTATTATTTTTATCCAATAATTCTTGCTGTTGTTGCATAAACTCATCCTGGAATTCTGCTAAATATTCTAATTCTAATGATGTGAAATCAAGAGGATTACAAGTAAATGCTCCTTGGAATTTAGTTAATAAAGACCAGATTACTCTCATTTTATTTTTAGTTATTAATTCGACAGGTTGGTTATAGAGAAAAAAAGTAAAGTATTGTATCCTACTTTATAAATAGAATGTCCACATTTAGTACATCTATGAGTCTTATCAAAATCTTCTTTTATTTTATTTACACGATCTAATTCTGCTTTAATTACTTCTTCAGATGCACCATTCTCTTTTAGAACCTTTTCAAGATCTTCTGGAGTTTTATATATTGAATAGAAGTCTAGATTATCTCCTAGTTCATCTCCAGTAAAGAATATTTTTACATCTTTAGATACGTAATCCATTTCTTCAGCTCTTTCTGCAATCTCTTGTGTAAATTCTCCTGGAAGTTGATCTTTTATAACTTCTATAAATTCATATATGTCCCCGTCTGTTAATGTAAATGATGTAGAGAACCCGTCAATAGTACTAACTACTACAGTATCAATAATAAGAGCAGCAAAGAATACTGGAGCAAGTTCATTTAATACATCTTGCATATTAGAAAGCACAGATGTTACATTTTCTACTAGAAGTTTATTTTCTTCTGTTATGTCTGGATCTGATAAATTTATATTATTTTTATTAA